TATGAACACATCAGGAAATAACATCACTGTTAACATTAATAGTGTTGCTAATTCTTTGTATGTGCGCGCTGGTTTCTTCCATGCTTGTCCTGAAGTTAAGGATTTTCGGAAAGTAGTAGCCGCAATGACTTATGGTGATGACTTCACGGGGAGTGTTGCTAAGGAATATAGAAGTCGGTTTAATTTTACAATATTTCGTAGTTTTTTAGCGAAACACGGAATGAAAATAACCGACCCGAATAAGACTGAGAATGTTCAAGATGATATGAATATTGAAGATGCAGATTTCTTAAAGCGTCAGTCACAGTACATTCCTGAAATTGGTTATCGAATTGGAAAATTAACTAAAGATTCCATGTATAAACCACTTTGTAACAATCTCAAGCCGAAGGGTAAGGAAACTCGTATGACTGTTGCAGTTCAATGTATAGAAACTTATATGCATGAATTGTTTGCACATGGGCGAGACGAGTATAATAAAGATCAGCCCAAAATTGAAAAACTGTGTGATCGGGTGATAGGAACAATCCCACCTGCAGTTGCCTACACATTTGATGATCGTGTCAAAATGTGGAAGGATAAGTATCAATAGGTAAATGTAATTGGATACCTAATGTATATTAATGGCTTTATATTTTATTTGTATTTTTAGCGTAGGTGACGTTTGTATATATATACTGTACATAAAACACCATTTTAACCTTTGTATAATAGAGAATATAGGTTCCCACTCCTAAAGTGGGCTTTGCCAGGAAGAGCCTGGACATCATCGGCGGATAAAGTAAGACCGCAAGCGCTGGATAGTGCGACTCCTTTTCTAGAAGGTTCTTCATTAACTTTTATGGGAATGTGTGCTAGTGTAACAGCATACATATTTTATGCAGTTGTTAAAGATTTGCAAAAAGAATGGCCCACTATTATGGATATGAAGAAACAGAGGCTACAAGAAAGAGAAAGCCAAGAAAACATTTCTTCTGATGAAATAGAACCACATAGTGAGGAGGCTAGAGGAGATTTAACAAAAACCCAAGAGAATGTGACTTTTTCAGACTCTAATGCTGGGTATACTGTAGATTATTCAAGTACAGATGACCCGTTGAGAAATGCACCACTCAACGTAGATGCAACATTGGATAATTTCTTTTCTAGACCAATTAAAATCCATGAACAGGAATGGGGTGTTGGTGCCCCCTTTGCCTTTAAGATTAATCCATGGTCTTTATATTTTGCTAATTCACGTGTTATAAATAGAATTAGTAATTATAAGTTGATGAAAGCTGATCTACATGTGAAAATTATTTTGAATGGGAATTCTTTCCATTATGGTAGGTGTATTGTTTCGTACAATCCTTTGCCAAATCAAGATGATCTTACTATTGATCGTGCTTTCTTTGATGTGGATGTAGTTGCTGCTTCGCAACGACCCCACATTTGGTTAAATCCAACACAGTCAGAAGGAGGAGAGATGAAATTACCTTTCTTTTATTATAAAAATTTAATTGACATCGTTAGTCAAGATTGGAATGATTTAGGTGAATTAGCCGCGCATTCGTTACAACCATTGAAGCATGCTAATGGAGCAGCAGATACAGTAACGGTTAGCGTTTTTGCATGGGCAGAAAATGTTTCATTTTCTATTCCAACTCAAGTTGAACCAGGGTCTGTTGCACCACAAGCAATGGAAATTGAACCACATGCTGATGAATATTCGATCAAGCCAGTATCTCGTATTGCGGGATCAATTGCTAAGATGGCAGGTTATTTAACAGATATGCCTGTTATTGGTCGTTTTGCTAGAGCTACAGAGATGGGTGCTTCTACCATTGGAGCCATTGCCACTCTGTTTGGTTATAGTTCACCTGTGAATACCGAAGTTGGTGTTTATACGCCTCGACCTAAATCTAATATGGCG